CAAATGGTATCTGACAGGCGAAGAACCGGCCGGTAGCAAGAAGTACTTTTTTACTGTTACCGCCATACTTAACAGCACGGGGACAAGCATATCGTATAAGGTCACCATGAGTTCTATCGGTGACGTGTATGTGGGTGGTTCCGCGTCAAACATAGCTATCCAATTACACACATCTTTGAATGGCACGAGCTTTATAAATGCCGTATCTCTTGACACTCAAAGGTATATCGGAGAAGAGGAAACATACAGCTGGAATGGTACGATGTCCATACCATCTGCCTATCAAGGGCGTGCGCTATTTGTGCAGGTCTATGCCGACAATAAGCTGCAAGTCAAAAGCGGCGTAATGACAAGTTCGGGAGGAAAAGAATAAGATAACAACCATAAAAAGACAAAGAATATGAAACAGATTAGCAACAAAAGGACTGTCGCAGATGTGGTCTATGGAAACGAACAGATCACGCTTACCGGCCAGGTGGAAATCAACACGAACACAGGCCAAGTTATGTCTGTCAACGGTGATGCAAGACTGATTGACGGGGTGACGTATATCGGTAATTACTCCATGTTAGGAATTAACATCAATGATATCGCATACGTGCAGTACCGCACAGATATTTCGGAGTTGCTTGACGAAATGGTACAGGCAATTAATAATCAAACGATTGAGGAGGCTTGAAAATGAGAACAATTGATGCAGTAGAACTATTTGCCGTCCTGAAAGATTTGAAGCTCTCCGGTCTGAACACAACCGACCGGCTGAAAATAATCAAGAACCTTCGCGCATTGCGGGAGGTGGCGGACAAGTATAATAACGACATGGAGCTTGCGAAAGAGCGGCTCAAACCAGACGGTTATGATAATCTGGTAATGAAAATGCTCGAAAGTAACGAGGCGGTGGCAGCCGGTGGCAACCGGACCGTTTCAGATTTGGAAATTGCGTCATTTAACCGGATGCACGAGGGCTTTAATCGGGATTTGAAAGCCATCCAAGCCGGCTCTTACAATAAAGGAGAGGAACGCTTTGAAGGCGGAATGAATGACGAACCTGTAGAGGTAGCACTCGAAACTCTCACGGAATCCGCTTTTGGCAAGCTCTTAGATGCTAACAAAGATGTGCCGGGCGGCGCATTGGCAGTGTTGTACGATAAAATGGTGAAATGATATGGATTTGCAGGATTTGACTTTTAACAAAGAAGGTGATTTGTGGGTTTGCGAGTTTGAAGCGGCAGGCCCGTTTAATATCAAAATCACACGGGCGAATGTGCCGGGCGCGTATGGTGCGTTACCCGGTACGTTCAGTATGCAGCAGTCGTTGACCGGTGAAGATTACGTACCCGTACCGCTACCGCCGGCATGGCCATTGATGGCAAAACTGGACTTTGAAGTTCCGAATGTCCCCGAAGGTATGCACATTCGCATTGAGAGCGGGGCGGAAGTTACAACCGCCAAAATCGCATATCAGTCATGATCGGGCTAAACAAAATAGGGCTTAACCAGGTGCAACTAAATAGGCTGCACTTGAATGCTCCATTTTCTACATACAGGAAAATGGCCGGTGGTGGCGGTTCCGGCGACGGCTTCCCGCAACTTCCGGGCGATGTCACCCGTTGGCATTTCGGAGGTCTTACCAACGAGATGATGGCGGCTATGGACGATCCGAGGATCGAGGATGCGGACCATAAAGGTCGGTTCTTATCCTTCAAGAATTTCGCTTGGAGTGGAATGTCTGGTTGTGGTGGGTATGATTATGATTTTACAAAAAAATCTATTTTCAATTATTCGGGGGCTAATACCAATGCTAAAATTGCTTCTGACACCTTTTATATAGAGAAAGTTGATAATGCCAGAATAAATATCTCTATCAGATTGGCACAATTTAAGTGCCGATTAAAAATAACAGGAGTTAGTGATTCTATAAATAGTGGCGAAATCCAATTACTAAGGATGTATAGTAATAAGGATTTTGATAACAGGATTACCATTAAAACAGATGGAATTTATGATGTCGATATTCCGAATCAAGAAGATGAATTAATTTTTATATTTGCTGTTTCTCCACAAGGAACAATAGAGAATCCTTTGACGTTAACAACTCCTATCACCATTGAACAACTTCCATTCTACCCTGGCTTTATCATAGGTGACGGTGTAGATGATTGTGCAGTTACCGAAAAGAATCTGGATTTTGAGGATACATATACTGTATATACTGCGTTTATTCCTTTTAAAAGTTCAACAGACTATCCTGCATTGTGCGGAAAGGATTATAAAAAAGATTTTTATATTAATTTTAGAGGCGATAGTTTGTCTAATATCAATTTTTATAGCGTTGACAAATACTTATTTTCACCTCTTTTAAAAGGTTTTAATTTGTTTGCGTGTAAACGCACAGCAAATAAAATTGTGATTAAAAATTTAATAACAGGTGTTTCAAAAGAGAGTGATATTGATTCTTTTATCGAAAACCCCGGATTATATTATTTATGGAAAAGCGCAGCTATTGCACAATACGCCAAAGCTGCCATCGCTGGACAAGTAATTTGTAACGGACATTTCACTACCGACGAAGAAGACACAAAAGTCCTCAATTGGTATAAGAAAGAATACCCCTGGTTATTTTTCGACCAAGCCTGGACAGTAACAGGTAAAACCAACGAAGACACAGATAGAGCTACTATTGCCAACATTACGGGCAATGGTAATGATCTTGTGCTGTCGAATTTTGGGTTTGCAGGAGGGAGTGGGTATGGGTTGTATGCGGTGAATTTCTTAGACTCCATTTGGGTTAAAAATACAGGGTTGACCAAAATAAGTCCGTCTTCCTTCACAATAGAAAATACAATAGAATCAACACAAGCCACTGTGTACATAAACACTTCGGGAAAAGATGTCATTCTTCCGTCTTTTAAAGTTAATATTACCGGATTGGGCAATGTTGTTTGGAAGTATCACTACATAGATGATGCTGGAGATAGACAAAGTATAATTTTGCAAGACGGAGTAAATGTTTTGCCTACGTCTTACGTCTCACTTTCTGCTACTTCGACATGGGTTGGTTTCGGAACCATAACTGGTGTAACTGATAACATCACCATAGAGCAAATCCCCGATCACGACGGCTACTTAGTGACTGACGGAATAGATGATAAGGTCTATTCGTCTGCTTTTGCTTTGGGTAATAAATACACTGTTGTGGGAGAAAACGAGATATTAAGTAATACTTATGCAAATGCAGGGATTGTAAAAGTGTCATCTTTCTTTGTCTTTCCAAATAGTATTGGAGTTACCTGCTATATAAATAGACAGTCCAAAGGATTAGCGATACCAAGTAAACGACTAAAATCAATTTGTTCTGATGGTAGAATTTATTATGATGATTGGGCAGAAGCAATTGATGTTGGAGGGAATATGGAGTCGAACAATCCAACACCTCTGTTTTTGGGATATCAAAATAATGAATTTACCCGTTTTGCTTTCAAAAACTTGGCGATATATAACAATAAGACATTGTCAAAAGAAGATGCTATCAAAGCATATATTTATTTGCAAACCCTAAAAGCAAAATAATTATGACATACGCAATTGTTGATTTATTATGGGCGAAGTCTCACGGTATTGAGATTTTGCCAGAGATGAGAACAAGTGTAGATCAAAGCAAAGTGATCCTGCACGAAGAGATGCTGTTACCATTTAGTGACGAAGATTTTCCGAGATATTCGTTTAGTGATTCGGAATTTCTTAACCTTTTATCAAGCGACGAATGGACTTATCCGGAAGGAGAAGAACCGTCCGTAAACCGCGAATACAGTCGCCTTTTGGCACTTGACCAATTAGGCCAAGAAGCAACTGAAAAGATCAACACTTACGGGCTGACGGCATCCGAAGCATTAAGAGTTAAGGACCGATACCCGGAATGGAAGGTCGGAATTGAAGTTAAAGCAGGAGAACGTTACAGGGTTGACGATACCCTATGGGAATGTATCCAGGGCCACACCACGCAGGAAAACTGGCGACCCGGAACATCAACCGCGAGTCTGTGGAAAGTGGTGGACGAAGAGCACGCCGGCACAATTGATGATCCGATCCCCTATGTCACGCCGATGGAGCTGTTTGAGGGAAAATATTACCGGCAGAACGGTGTAACGTACAAGTGTACGAGAGATAGCGGCATTCCACTCGTACAAGATTTATCCGCATTAGTTGGGCTTTATGTCGAACTTGTATAATTAAACCTTTAGAACCTTACGGTGTACAGGCAACCGTAGCAACAAAATGAAAAAGATTTTATTTTACATCATGTGCATGATCACATTGGTGACAGGTAACATTTGCGCACAGGGTATCGTAACCGATCCTACGACCTCTTTTGTAATC